CAGACCTGAACATTTGAGAAATCAAGAAATAGTAGTAACTGAATCAGTAGATGGTGTATTAACTACATCATGGGATGAAGTATATAAGTAATAACAAATAAATAAATACAAAAATGAACGTAGATTTAACAGATTTATTAGAAAGTAAGAGTGGCGGTAAAGGTGGTAAAAAGATTACACCCGGAAATCATGTATTGAAAATTACAGGTTTGAGTACTAAAGAAGACGAGAGATATCCTGAGAAAAAGTATATCTATATTCATGTAGAAACCGAACCAATTGAAGATTTTGAAGGTTTCTATATTGATAATGACCCTAGTAAGGGAAGACATCTTGGTAAAATTGGTAAGATTAATGCAAATCCTTTTGGATATAAAGATGGTACCATGCCAAGTGGTGAGCCTGTTACACAGCAAAGATCAATGTTTATGTTTGTAATTAACTTATGTAAAACATTAGGTATTACTGAATGGGCTCGTGAACAAAATAACAAACATTCAAATGCTGAATCTTTGATAGATGCATTTAATGCTACTGCACCATTTAAGAACCAGTTTCTTGAGTTTTGTGTAGGTGGTCAAGAATGGGTTAATGCAGAAGGTTATACAAATTATAATTTACAACTTCCAAAAGCTGCAGGTGGTAGATATTCTATTGCAGGACTTGAAGAAGGTAAATGTCTAAAGTTTGATGCTTCTAAACACATCTATGTTCAAAAGAGTAAAACTCAAGAAGTTACTAATTTTAGCAAAGATGATGATGATCTTGATATACCAAAGTCATCAAGTGAGTTTAGTTTAGATTAATCATTCTATTTAATAATTTAAGGGGAAGTATTACTGCTTCCCCTTTATTATTTTAGATTATGCAATCAACAGTTAATTTTGTAACAAGTATAATTGATGTTCCAAGAGAATGGATATTTGAATTTTACTTGAATCTCTCTTCTAGACTTTATGGTCAAACAATAAAGATAAAGTCTGTATTCAATCCAGCAGAGAAAACAGAATCCATGTATATCTATTTTGATGATTCAAAAGGTTATTATAGATATAAAGATTTTTCTTCTGGATTTGGTGGAGATTCTAGTAACTTGATAATGGATTTATATAAATTATCTAGGAAACAAGCTAATCTAAAAATTGTATTAGATTATTCTAAGTATCTTGAAGATAATAATTATGATCCTGTAACTGAATATAAAATAGCGGCTACTTATAAAGTTTCAGATTTTATGATTAGACATTGGAATATCCTAGACAAAAGCTATTGGCAATCATTTAAAATTGGTACTGATCAGCTTACTAAGTATGAAGTAATTCCACTTGAGTATTATACATTAAGTAAAATAGAAGATAACATAGAAACATCATTTACTATAAAAGGAGAACATATCTATGGCTACTTTAAAAATGATGGAACTTTGTATAAAATTTATCAACCCAAGAATAAAGAAAAGAAGTTTATCAAACTACTTAACTATATTCAAGGTTCTGAGCAATTAACATATACAACGAAGTATCTAATGATCATATCTTCATTAAAAGACTTGATGGCATTTAATTCATTAGGAATTCAGAATATTGAAGGAATAGTTCCAGACAGTGAGAATAGCCTTTTACCTGATAGTTTGATTCATTATTACAAAGAAAAGTATCATAAGATTATTACTCTATTGGATAATGATAAAGCCGGAATTCAAGCTATGGAAAAGTATAAAGAAAAACATGAACTAAATTATGTTATCCCACCTGCTGAAAAGGATATTGCTGATTGTATTAAAACACATGGGATAGTAAAGACAAGAGAAATGTTATTTCCACTATTAAAACAAGCATTATGAGCTGGATTTATAAAGGTAAAGAGTTTGACGACAGAAATATTCCTGAAGGAGGTGTAGGTTTTATATACATTATGACTGCTATAATTGATGGTAAATCTGTTGCTTATATTGGTAAGAAGAACTTCTTTGCTAATATTAAAAGACCACTTGGAAAAAAGGCTCTAGCAATGTCTACAGACAAGAGACTTAAGAAGTACAAGAGAGAACTTAAACCTGACTTTATGAGATATTACAGTAGTAATAAGATCTTAAAAGATGCTCACAAAGCAGGAGTAAGTATTAAAAGAGAGATACTTATGATATGTTCTACTCAAATGGAGCTGACATATCAAGAGGTAAAGCACCAATTCAAATATGAGGTGCTTGAGAAAGAAGAATTCCTAAATGGGAATATTCTTGGTAGGTTTTATAAAATCAAATAGTTATGACAGAATTAGAATTGACAAGCCTCCTGTTTCAGTTGGCTGATTTGAATGTTACTGGTGTTAAAGTAAAATATGATGGTGCTGGAGACTCTGGTTCCGTAGAATGGATTGGTTTTACAAAAGATCCATGTAACACTCCAGAAGATGTAATTGATTATGTAGATGATTGGAATAATGAATTTTTATTAAGTAATCTAGATAGGGAACTTTATAACTTAGTTGAAGAGTTTGTTATTGAGAAACTTCTTGATGATATAGAAGACTGGTGGAATAATGAAGGTGGTTTTGGTGATGTAGGTATATGTGTTCCTTCAGGAAAATATGTTATCAATAATCATATCAGAATTACTGAAACTGAAGATTATTTTCATGATGGAGATTTATTAAGTAAAACAGAAGAATAATGGCGCATCCTTGGCAACATGCAAAATCCTCAGCTAAAAAGTTTGGAGGATCTCCTTTGGATTATTTGGAGATACACAAATGGTTTGATGAAACTAAGGCTTGGTATGGTCATAGTAAGCACAGACTGTTTAGACATCATAGTGAAGGTATATTTGAATGTGAGAAAAGATTTGGTGAAGTAATCACTAACTCTGATGGTAAAGATGTATATGTCCGTTATATAGGTGAACAGCATGTAAAGGAAGATTGCAATGGATACATTCCAAGTGCAAAAGAATGGGTGGATATGATTGCAAGTGGTAAGCCTCAAGATTGGGCTATTAAAACTTTAAAAATTGAAGACTAATGAATAGAGTAAAACAAATTAAAGAAAAAGTAGAAGCTTTAGTTAATGAAGCTATAGAGCTGTTAGAAGCTAATTATGATATGGATAGTGCTAAGTTTAATAATCCTGCATACATGACTATGATGGATTTAAACGGTGCCTTAATGGAACTAGATTGTTTAGATGATGAAGACTTAAAAACTGAAGACTGATGGGTAAAGTAAAATTTGACAAAGAAGAAACAAAGAATTTATTAAACATGCTTAAATCTGAAGATCAGGATAATCATGTTATTGCATTTCAAGCATTAGAGAATACTGACCACAAAAAATATATTGGTGAGTTACTAGTGTTGTATAAGTTTTCTAAGTTACCAAAAGATGCTTGGGAAAAAGAAGCACCAAAATCTTATAAGGTGTTAAATAAAGCTGCTGCACTAGGGGATAATAATCTTACTAGTGGTAAATGTTTATCTCTTATGACTTCTAATGGATCTAGTAAAGATTCAATAGAATTGTTCTTGGAGAATTTTGTAGTAGATATGGTTGGGTTCTTAGGACAACTAGGATATCCAACAGAAAAATTTGAAATAGATATTAAACTAAAAGACTAATGGACAAAGTTCAGAGTTTAAGTAAAGCTAGTAAAGACCTGATGTTGAAGGAGCCCTATTATGGGTTCTTTCTCATTATGTTGAATAAGCTATGGGATGCTAAGAGAGTTCCTACTGCCGGGGTTAGTAAGAATGGTATTAATTATCAGCTTGCTATCAATCCTGATTTTTGGGAAGGTCTTAATGAAGAACAGAAGCTTGGTATATTAAAACATGAATTGCTTCATATTGCATTTGGACATCTTACTACTTACTTTAAGTTTAGTGATAAGAGACTTGCAAATGTTGCAATGGATATGGAAATCAATCAGTATATTGAAAAGTCTTGGTTACCGGGCGGAGAATATTCTAAAGAAGAATATGAAGCATTGAATGAAAAACTAAAACTTGAAATGTCTGCAGCTATGGAAACAGGAGCAAGTCCTGAAGAAATAGCTGAGATACTTAAGAATGCACCTAGTAGAGGTATTTTTATAGAAGACTATGCTGATATGAATCTTGAACTTAGAGCAGGTTGTAGATATTACTATGACAAGCTTAAAGAGTTTAAAGATGAGAAAGAGAAGAATGGTACTTGTGGTAATCAAGCAATGGATAATCTTCTTGACAATATTGATATGGGTAATGTTCCTGATCATGGTACCTGGGAAGAGTTTGATAATCTTACTGAAGCTGAGCAAAAGTTAATTGAAAAGCAATTACAGAAGGTGCTTAGTGATGCTAAGGAACAAACTGTTAAGAAACGGGGTACTGTGCCAGGTGAGATAGATGGTCTTATCATTGTAGAACAAATAGAAGCCCCTAAGTTTGATTGGAGAGGGTATATCCGTAGGTTTACTGGTATCAGTACAAAAGTATTTACCAAGAAGATCAGGCGGAAAGAAAATAGAAGATTTAGTGACAATCCCGGTCTCAAGATTAAGATGAAACAACATATGCTTTTAGCTATAGATACTTCAGGTTCTGTAAGTGATTCTGAGTTGAAAGAGTTTATGAATGAGATTCATCATATCTATAAGGCCGGTGTTGATATTACTATAGTACAATGTGATACTAAAATACATTCTATCAAACCTTATACAGGAAAGCATGAAATGAATATACACGGAAGAGGTGGGACTGAGTTTGATCCTGTCCTAGAATATTATAATGAAAACCTAAAGAAATATACTAGCCTGGTGTATTTTACTGATGGTGAATGTGGTTATTCTGTAAAACCAAAAGGGAATATCCTATGGGTTTTGTCAGAACAGTCCTATATGAATAATGATTTACCAGGTAAAGTAATTAAATTAGAATTATAAATTAAAGATTATGAGTCAAGTACAATTGAATGTAGAAGAGTTAAAGAGCTTTATTAAGCACATGGTTAACAACAATCAGTATATTCAAGCAGAGGGTAAGGTTCCCGTAGCTATTAATATTGAGGGTGATGCGGGTCTTGGTAAGACTTCAGCTATCATGCAGTTAGGTAAAGAAATGAATATGCAAGTTGTTAAGCTGAATTTATCTCAGCTGGAAGAATTAGGTGACTTAGTTGGTTTTCCTGTAAAAGAATTTGAAATACAGAATACAGAAGGTAAAACTACTTGGATTAATGAAGCTCAGATAGATGCAGCTATTAAGAAAGGTTATAAAGTTATTGGTAAGCGTATGTCACATGCTGCTCCTGAATGGATTCAGGGTAAAGGTGAAGGTGGTTTCTTGATTCTTGATGATTATACCCGGGCTGACCATAGATTTATGCAAGCTACTATGGAGATCTTAGATAGACAGGAATATGTATCATGGAAGCTTCCTAAGAACTGGCATGTTATCTTGACTACTAATCCGGACAATGGTGACTATAATGTGACTAGCTTGGATGTAGCTCAGAAGACAAGATTTGTATCTGTTGAGTTGAAGTATGATGTAAACGTATGGGCTAAGTGGGCTGAGACTGCAAACATTGATGGTAGATGTATTAACTTTATGTTGATGCACCCGGAGTTGGTAACTCAAAGAGTTAATCCAAGATCTATTACTACTTTCTTTAATGCTATTAGCTCTATTCCTAAGTTTGAAGCAGACCTGCCTCTAATTCAAATGATTGGTGAGGGTTCTGTTGGTGTAGACTTTAGTTCTATGTTTACTATGTTCATTAACAACAAGTTAGATAAGATTATCTCACCTGAAGATACACTTACTAAAGATGAGCAATATGTAATGAATGCATTAACAAATGCTGTAGGTAAAGATGATGACTTTAGAGCAGACATATCTAGTGTGATTGCAACCAGATTGATAAATTATTCATTGGTGTTTGCAGATACTAAACCTGTTCCGAGCGGAATGACTCAAAGACTAATCAAACTTACTACAGACTGTGATGCATTTACTGATGACCTTAGATACTATATTATCAAAGAGATTGTCAATGGAAACAAGGTTAAGTTTGCACAACTTATGATGAATAAGGACGTAGTAAAAATGGCTGTAAAATAAATTAAAAATCAAGGGGGAGTGTAATACTCCCCTTATTAATCTTTAAACTATGAAAAGATATATTGTAATATCAGAAGTAGAATCAAGTCAAAATGAGGTAATGATTAAAGTAGAACCTTTATTCTGTATGGAAGATAGGACTGAAGATATGTTTCCCACATATCTTGATGAATATGTTCCTACAAAAGGTGACAAACTTTATTTTCTACCGGGAGTTATCT